AGGCCGAAAAGATCAAGGCCGACATCATCATCAGCGGCGCCAAGCAGGAACTGGATCGCCAGAAGGCAGTGGCCGACGCTGACCTGCAGCGCGACAAGCTGATCGCTGACAGCGTTCTGAAGGCTGCCGAGATACAGGCGAAATACGGGGCGCAGGTGGACATCGCCTCCATCCGTGGCGAGATCGACCGGCAGCGGACGGAAATACAGGAGATGTTCAAGATGGCGCAGGCATATGCCCCGCCGCCTGCTCCTCCTCAGTCGCCTGCTGCACCAGCTCCAATGATGCCTCCGGGCATGATGCCTCCGGTGGTTTAATGAAACAGCTGGATCACGAAGCCATCGAGGCATCCACGATCCATATGATGCGCCGGGGGGTGTATCTATTGCAGGCTCACCGTTTCGCGGGCTCCGAAATGGAACATGCGAACCGGCTCCTGCGCTGGGCGGACCCGGAACCTGATGCAAAGATCATTGATCTTGGCTCAGGCACCGGGTCGCTGGCTGCTGCATGGCTAACCATCCGCCCAGACCTTCAGTTCACGCTGGTGAACATCAACAAGTTCCAGCTGGATATGTCTCCTGCCGCCTGCACGACGATCCTGTGCGACATGGAACAGGTGCCACGGTCGGACGCCCAGTATGATATGGCGCTGTCCTGTTTTGCCTTTGGACACGCCGACGCCGAGCCGATGATGCTGGAAGCCGCGCGGCTGCTGCGTCCGGGTGGCGTCTTTTTCATTTATGACATGCTGCCAAACGCATCTAAGACGGACGTGATGCTGTCCTTCGGATATGAACTACACAGCCGGGAAACGATGGAGCGGTTGGCGAAAGAGGCCGGACTACAAACAGACTTTTACATGGAGCCGTCAGATCGGCGCATCCTGCATGATCGCGTGCCTGAGTTGGCCGAGGTTTTCCATGAAATCCAGCCGGTGATTTACAGGTTTACTAAGGGGGACGCATGACCTTCGAGCAGGAAGAACTGTGGCGGGAAGCCAAGGCGTTTACTAACAGCGCCGCCTTCAGGGAAGTCATGCGGCTTCTGGACGAGAGATACACGTCTGACTGGAAGCTCTCCGAACCGGAGGACAGTGAGGCGAGGAATGACGCGTACTACATGGTGCGCGCCATAACTGCGCTAAAGGACCAGCTGGCGATGATCGCCTCTGCTCCTGATGTGGCGCAGTTCAACCGCCGCTTGAAGCGGAACTGAAACGGAGTACATTATGTCTGAAGCCGAGCAGTCGCGGTCCAGCGAAATCGGCCTTGCTGAAGCAGCACGCGCGTTTGCGGCTCTTTCGGAAGGTCAGCAGACCCAAGCCGAACCCGTCAAAGTCGATGCTGCAGATGCCGAAGTCGATGAGACAGAGGCGGCGGCTGAATATGCCAATGAGACGCCATCAAACGAGGACAGGACGCCATCTGACGATGGTTCCGAGGATGATGGTGAGGCAGAAGCAGTCGCGGACGACGAAGGTGGCAAAGATAAGCCGATTGATCCGAACACGCTAGTAACCGTCAAAATCGACGGCAAGACGACGCAGGTTCCGCTGAAAGAGGCTTTGGAAGGCTACCAGAGGCAGTCCGATTATTCGCGTAACATCGTTGCAATTAAGCAGGAGAAGCAAAGGTTAGACACTGAACGGGCTCAGATGGAGCAGGTTCTCAACTCGGTTATCCCGATCCTGCAGTCGCAGGTTGAAGTGGAGCCGGATTGGCAGCAAATCCATCGCGATGACCCAATCAACTATCCGATCCTCCGCGACCAATGGAGAGACAGGCAGGCTCGACTGGCTGCAGTGCAGCAAGAGCAGCAACGTCTCGAAATGGCTCGGCAGGCGCAGGAGGCTGCTACGAAACAGCAGCTGATTGTGGAAGGTCAGAAGTTTCTTGCTTCGACTTTCACGGAATGGTCTGACCCCGGCAAGATGGAAACCTCGATCAAGCAGCTTCGGTCGTATGGCGAAACTCAAGGCTTTACGAACGATGAATTGAGACAGGTTTATGATCCTCGCTACGTCGTCATCCTCGAAAAAGCTCGCAGGTATGACGCACTGAAGTCGAACCGCCCGAAGCCTGTGAAGCAGGAAGGGCCGCGACCGATGCGTGGTGGGTCTGCATCAAATCCTGTACGCGGCAACGAAGTTCAGCGAGTACAACAGCGTCTCAAAGCAACTGGCCACGTCAATGACGCGGCTGCGTACTTCAGTCTTCTAGACTCTCGGAGAAAATAAAATGGCTGCTGTTTCCAAGGTTACGACCTACGACGGTCCGAACTCGATCCGTGAAGACCTGTCGAATGTCATCTATGACATCTCCCCCACCGACACGCCGTTCATGTCCAACATTGGCCGTGACACCTGCGAAAACACGTACTTCGAGTGGCAGACGGACGTTCTCGCTGCGGCGAACACGTCTAACGCCGCCATCGAAGGCGCGGATGCCGGTGACGCCGACTTCGTGGACACCGTTCGCGTTGCCAACTACACGCAGATCAGCCGCAAGGTTATCTCCGTGTCGAACACCGATAACAAGGTGAACAACGCGGGCATGACCTCGCAGATGAGCTACCAGAAGGCGAAGGCTGCTAAGGAGCTGAAGCGCGACATGGAAGCCATCCTCACCAGCAACCAAGCTGGCGTGGCTGGTAACTCCACCTCGACGGCCCGCAAGACCGCTGGCCTGCCGACGTGGCTCATCACCAACTCGCAGGCGAACGGCGCGACCGTTTCCTCGATGTCGGGCGCTGGTGGCAACGGTTATCCCTCGACCGCGTGGACGAGCCTCTCGACCTCGACGGACGTTGCGCTGACCGAAACCATGCTCAAGACCGCCATCCAGCAGGTCTGGACGCAGGGTGGCGATCCGAAGGTGTTCATGGTGAACGCCTACAACAAGACGGTGGCGTCTGCGTTCTCTGGCCTCGCCCAGCAGCGCATGAACTACACCTCCGCGCAGCCGATGAAAATCATCGCCACCGCCGACATCTATCTCGGCGACTTCGGCGAGGTTTCCATCGTTCCGAACCGCTTCAGCCCGGGCAACTTCGCCTTCGTGCTGGATCCGGAATATGCGTCCGTGTCGTACCTGCGTCCCTTCCAGACCTTCGACCTCGCCGTGACCGGCGACTCGGTGAAGGCGGAAATGGTCGTGGAATACGGCCTCCGCATCAAGTCGGAAAAAGCACACGCATGTATTGCGAACATCATCGCTTCGTGATCTAAATTGTAGGGGCCGCACGCGGCCCCTACTCTTTAGGAGGCGTCATGGGAAAGCATAATCTTCCCCTTATCGTTAGGGTGCTTAACAACTGCATCCCGGAGCCGAATAGCGGGTGCTGGCTTTGGATGGGGACGACGAACGGAAGGTATCCGCAATTAAAGGTTGGGCAAAAGAACATTTATGCTCACAGAATATCTTGTGAATTCATACATGGCCCGATTGGCAGCCTTAATGCCCTGCACAAATGTGACAATACATTCTGCGTAAACCCAGAGCATCTTTATCCGGGCACGCAAAAGCAAAATGTCGAAGATTGCAGGTCGCGTGGGAGGCTGTCTGGCGGTGCAAAAAAACCTCAAATGGGATCAAGCCGACCGCTTGCAAAACTGACGGAACGTGATGCTGCCGAAATTAAAAAATCAACGGAAAAGGGTATAGTGTTGGCTAGGCGGTTTGGGGTTTCTGCGGGGATTATCTCCCAGATACGATCTGGAAAACGGTGGAAGCACGTTAATGGCTGATTACGACATCAAACAAAACACATCTGAAGTCATCTCCTACGACAGCCTGACCGGCACGTTGCAGAAGATGCACTTCACCACGGACAACAAGCTCGTCCTTGAAACCGAGTACGCTGTCGATCCGATTGCCGAGATGGCAAAGGCGGAACGTGACGCAATCAGCCGCACGGAAAAGGTTCCAGACGGCATGGTGAAGGTCGCGTCTTTGCCGATGATGGTGTATCTTGATCTGCGGAAACGCGGTATTCTTGGCGACCGAACGGAACTGCGGAAATGGCTGGCGTCTGAGGAAGCCGCGCCATTCCGTACGCACTGGATCAAGAGCTGATGGCGACCATTACCAACTATGCCACGCTGAAGTCCACCATTGCGGACTATCTGAACCGTGCTGACCTGACGTCTCAGATCGAGACGTTCATCCAGTTTGCTGAGGCGGACCTGAACACGCGGCTACGGTGCCGCGAGCAGATTGTGCGCGCCGAGGCCACGTCGGATGCCGAGTTTGTCCAGCTACCTGCTGACTGGCTGGAGGCGATCAACCTACACATTGTTGGCGGCCAGCAGCCGCTTCGCTATGTGACGCTGGATGAGGCCGACATCATCAAGAAGGAGCAGATTTACACGGCTCCCCATAACTATTCGCTGATGAACGGTGCGATTGAGATCATCCCGGAGCCAGCGGACGACATCGACATCGAGATGATCTATTACGCCAAAATCCCGGCGCTCACCGATGTCAATACGACCAACTGGCTGCTGACCAAGGCTCCTGACGTTTACCTGTATGGCGCACTGACGCACGCTGCTCCGTTCCTCATGGATGACCAGCGCATTGCTGTCTTCGCCCAGATTTATCTTGCTCGCGTTCAGGCGTTGCAGGATGAAAGCCAGAAATCACTGCATAGCGGTTCTCCGCTGATCGCGCGCACCCGGAGGGTTTACTGATGGCCGGTTTGACTAATTACGCTGAAGACCTTGTTCTCGATTGGCTGTTCACGACTGGCTCGGCAACCCGTCCGACCTCGTGGTATGTCGCTCTCTACACCGTGGCTCCCGGCGAAGGTGGCGGCGGCACTGAGGTGTCTGGCGGCTCCTATGCCCGCACGGCTGCCACGTTCACTGTCTCCGGCACCGCGCCGACGACAGCCTCCAACTCTGCCGCTGTCGAGTTCGCTGAGGCCAGCGGGTCTTGGGGCACCATCGTCGCGGCTGGCATCTTCGACGCCTCGACCTCCGGCAACCTGATAGCGTTCGCCAACCTGACGACTTCGAAGGCCATTGATACGGGTGACGTTCTCCGGTTTAACACCGGGGAGATTGATATCACGCTCGACTGATGGCGCTCGGGCGGGCATACGGCGAATATGACTATGGTGACGGTGCATATGGCACTTCAGTCACCATAGACGCCGCTTGCCTAGTTGAGATCACGTCAGACGCCACGGCTGCTGCTTCCGTCACAAGATTGGCCTCTGCGGCTGCGGCCTGCCAGTCTGATATGTCAGCTGCCGGGCAGGTTGTTGTTCTCGCATCTGCGGCTGCTACTTGCACATCTGATGCGTCTGCTACGGCATCCCGCTACAAGACAGCCTCAGTCACGATTGCCTGCCAGTCAGACGCCTCTACTGATGCGACAGCTATCAGATCAGCGGCTGTTACGGTTGCCGCGTCGTCTGATATGTCGGCTGCGGCCTACGTTGTCATTCTCGGCAACGTGGTTATTCCATGCTCAAGCGATGCCACATTTGCAGCGTCGGCAATATCGCCTGCATCTGTCACCATATCCTGCACATCGAACGCAACCGCAACTGGAAACGGTATCTATTCTGCGGTATCACTAATAGCAGTCCAGAGTGATATGACGGCTGCTGCGGGCATTGATTTTTATGCCTCGGCGACTGTGACGATCACCTCTAACATGACGGCAAACGGTCGGTATCTGTGGGAGAAGGAAGCTATAGCTGCTGAGAGTTGGACGAACCAGTCATCGACCGCAGCGACATGGACACCGCAAACAATTTCGCCTGAAGTTTGGACCATCCAGTAGGAGGCTAATGTGGCCGACAGTTTCACAACTAACCTGAACCTCACGAAGCCGGAAGTTGGCGCTTCGCGTGATACGTGGGGCGGAAAGCTCAATACCGACCTCGACACGCTTGATGCTCTGTTCAACGCGGCGGGCAACGGCACGTCTGTCGGTCTTCAGGTTGGCTCCGGCAAGACGTTGACCATTGGCGGCACGATTACGCTCAACGGCACGATCAATGGCTCTGCGGCAGTTGGTGTGGCTAATGGCGGCACGGGAGCCACATCGCTCACCGCGAACAACGTAATCCTCGGAAACGGCACGTCGGCTGTACAGGTCGTCGCGCCGGGCACGAACGGAAACGTCCTGACCTCAAACGGCACGACATGGCAATCCACGGCGCTTCCTGCTGGCTTCAGCACGTCTGCTGACAATACGTTCACGGGCATCCAGACATTTTCTGGCAGTTCGTCTAAGTTGGCGATGGTTGTTTCTGATATTGCAGAAGTTGCAACTGTTTCTGCGACGGCTGCTACTGGCACCATCAACTACGACGTTACGACACAGAGCGTCCTGTATTACACATCTAACGCATCGGCCAACTGGACCGTTAACTTGCGCGGATCGTCTGGAACGTCGCTGAATACCCTGATGTCCACTGGGCAGATGATTACCGTCGTCTTCCTTGTCACGCAGGGTGCCACTGCTTATTACAACAACGCTCTCCAGATTGACGGATCGTCTGTTACGCCGAAGTGGCAGGGCGGCACGGCTCCGACGTCTGGCAACGCTTCCTCGATTGACGCTTACACGTACACCATTGTGAAGACCGGCTCTGCCGCGTTCACCGTGTTCGCGTCTCAGACCAAGTTCGCGTGAGGATAGAATGGCACCTACCGCAATCACGTTTGGCGCTGCGACGGCAAGAGGGCTTGGGTTCCTTGCTGCTGCAAAGGCGGCAACGCCGACTGTCGAATATCTCGTCGTTGCTGGCGGCGGCGGCGGCGGATCGGGGGCGGGAGGTGGAGCTGGCGCTGGTGGGTACCGGACAGATACTGGCCTCTCTGTGTCTGCTGGGATTCAATACACAGTAACCATTGGTGCAGGCGGAACTGGATCGTCAAACCAGCAGCGTGGAGGATCTGGCGGAAACTCTGTATTCAGTTCAATTACGTCCAGCGGCGGCGGCGGCGGCGGATCGGAGGGGGGGCTTGCAGAAGCTGGCGGGAACGGAGGGTCTGGAGGCGGCGGATGCAATCAGACAAGCAACTTTGGAACAGGGACGTCAGGGCAGGGGAACAACGGCGCTGGCGGATTTAAGGATGACGAGAATGGACAATACCGTGGCGGGGGCGGCGGCGGCGCAGGCGGGTCTGGGTCAAACGGAAGCTCGTCTGGAAATGGTGGAACTGGGTCGTCATCTAGCATAAGCGGCTCGTCGCTTGACTATGCTGGCGGCGGCGGCGGTGGTGGTGTTAATCTTACTAGAGGATCGGGCGGGTCAGGTGGTGGAGGGAACGGGGCTGGATCATCAGCCGCTGGAACAAATGGGTCCGCTAACACTGGCGGCGGCGGCGGTGGCGGGTCATTTAGTTATAACGGCACAAACGGCGGCTCAGGCATCGTTATCATCCGCTATCCCGATTCTTATTCAGCGGCCACATCGACCACAGGTTCACCGACCATCACTGTTTCAGGTGGTTATCGCATCTACAAGTGGACCGGCTCCGGTTCGATCACGTTCTAAGAGGGGCGCATGGCTCACTTTGCACAACTCGACGAAGCAGGCGTTGTTACGCAGGTGATCGTCGTCCACAACAATGAGCTGCTTGACGAGAATGGCGTCGAGAGCGAGGCAAAGGGCATCGCCTTCTGCCAGTCTCTCTTTGGAGCGAATACCCGCTGGCTGCAAACAAGCTACAACGGGAATTTTCGCAAAAACTATGCGGGCATCGACTATAGATATGACGAAGCTCGCAATGCTTTCATCCCGCCGCAGCCATATCCTTCTTGGGTGCTAAACGAAACCACCTGCTTGTGGCAGGCTCCTGTCGCGCGCCATGATGACGAGAAGCTGTACCGCTGGGACGAGCCAACGCTTTCTTGGATTGAGGTTGCGTGATGACCGGACATACCGACGAAACAGTGAAGCAGATCGCGGACGCAGCGTCGGTTGTCACGGTCGTTGGCACGCTGGCGGGCATCCTGCCAGCGATGGCTGCTTTGTTCACGATAGTGTGGACGGGGATACGGATTTACGAGACAGACACAGTGCAAAACATCCTTCGCAAAAAGGATGAATAATCGACGGCACAATGATGAACGGCGGCGTCATATATGCCCACGAAACCTCTATCGAAGAAACTGGCGCAGCAGGCAGTTGACGCGGTAAACGATGCACTAAGGAAAGGCTACAAGCCCCCTGACGCAGCGCGCGCCAGCCATGAGATCACGGCAGTCGGCGTGGCTGCTCGATCACTTAACCTACCCAGCGGCACCATGTTCAACCGGCTTCTGCGGGCGAAGTCGCTGCATGGCATGGAGCCGGACTGGTCCATCTATGTTCCGCCACCTCAGAAAGAAATTGAGGAAAAGTCCACGGTGGATCACCGTGAGACAATCCGCCTGAAGGATGAGATCAGCAACCTTCGGCGGCTTCTGATCGACGCGCAACGTGACGCCATTGATGGCGAGGCGATCAAGGAACTTCTGCATGGCGTTGTCAGTGCGCCGGTTGAGCCTCCAAACTGGCTAGTTGAACACAAGTCGCCCGGCAAGGCTCTCCACGTTCCAATGGTGATCTGGTCTGACTGGCATTGCGGCGAGGTCGTCAGCCTGTCTGAGACGAACGGGCAGAACGAGTTCAACACTCAGATATTTGAACGGCGCGTCAGACGGCTGGTTGAGAAGACGATCCACCTGTGTCGCCATCACGGACCCGGCAACTATCCCGGCATAGTCATCAATCTGCTTGGCGACATGGTTTCTGGCGCACTGCACGCAGAGTTGCTGAAGACAGACGAGGAAGAAGTGATCCCGTCTGCTTTGCGCGTCAGGGATATTCTGGCGTGGGCGCTTGGCGTCATGGCTGACGAGTTTGGCCGTGTGTATGTTCCCTGCACCAGCGGGAACCACGGCAGAAACACCATGAAACCGCAGTTCAAGCGGACTGTGTTCGAGAACTTCGACTGGCTGATCTACCAGCTGCTTGCTCGTACGTTTGCCAAGGACAAGAGGATCACGTTCGACATCCCTGACAGCAACGAGGTTTCATACAAAGTCTATGGCCTGCGCTTCCTCGCAATGCACGGCGACATGCTGGGCGTAAAGGGCGGCGACGGCATCATCGGCAGCCTTGGACCCATCCTGCGCGGCGAAATGAAGGTCGGCAAGCAGGCGTCTGCGATGGGCCGACACTACGACGTGCTTCTTCTCGGCCACTGGCACCAGCACATCATGCTGCGGCGGATCATTGTTGCTGGTACACTGAAAGGCTGGGACGAGTTTGCAGCCAAGGCACTCCGGGCTCCCCCGGCTCCCCCGTCGCAGCCGCTCTGGTTTGTCGAACGCAAGGTCGGCATCGTTCAGAGCATGGAAGTTTACTTGGAAGACAATCCGACGATGGACGCCGGGAAGGAGTGGGTGGCATGGACCCGTTGACGCCAGAGGTTAAGCACTTCCTGTCGCTCAGGTCATCCTCCACCGAGGAGGCACTGACCAAGGCGTGCAATGACATTGTCTTGCTGCACCGCAAAATCTGGGCGCTGGAAGACAGGCTTCTGGCCTATCAGCGGGACCAGTCTGCGGGGTATAAGAGAAGGCGACCGGATCACCCGGCAAGAGCGATAATGAGCGATATTTCGGAGCCAGTCACAGACGACTGGATTGCGACTGGTAAGGAATAATCACGGAGGCAGGCATGGCAAATGCTGACGCTGAAGAAATCGTTGAGATTTTCGACGATGATCTGTCGTTCGCATCCGCGACCTATGCCTCGCACACGGCTGAGTTGGCGCAGGCTTTCGGAAACCTGTTAAGCCAAGCAGCCCGACTGCCTGCTGACTCGGCCTTGCTGCCGGTTGCCTTGGAGATGCTTGCCCGCGTGGCTGCTGTGGTTGAAACTAAGCCAAAAGGGCAACTAAAGGCGATCAACAAAGAATAGGACGACCATGAAGACTTCGGCAGCAGGCATCAAGCACATCCGTGAGTTCGAGGGCGAGCGGCTGAAGGCGTACAAGTGCAGCGCAGGCGTCTGGACGATTGGTGTCGGGCATACGTCTGCCGCAGGTTCTCCCTCCGTCACCGAGGGCATGACGATCACCGCTGCCGAAAGCGCCACGATCCTTGCCCGTGATCTGGCTGCGTTTGAGCTTGGCGTCGATAGGATGCTGGAAGTCGAGGTCACGCAGGCGCAGTTCGACGTGCTGGTGTCCTTCGCCTTCAACTGCGGCCTCGGCGCCCTGAAGAAGTCCACGCTGCTGAAGCGGGTCAACGAAGGCAACTTCGACGCCGTTCCTGCCGAGCTTATGAAGTGGACGAAGGCAGGCGGAAAAGAGGTCGCCGGGCTTGTACGTCGCCGGCGTGCAGAGGCTAAACTGTGGCGTGGCGTGGATACTGAACAGCCTGTGGACATTCTGGAGGCTCGCCTGAAGCCAGAGCAGCCGAAGGCGTCGAAGTCGATCACGCAGTCGAAGGAAGCCAACGCTGCGGTGGCGGCTGGCGGCCTTGGCACGATTGCGCTGGTTCAGGAGGTCATCCCGCTGGTCAAGGAAGGCGGCAGCATCCTGTCGGCTATGAACACCACTGTCGCGATCCTTGTCGTGATTTGTGTCGCAGCAGGGGCTATCTGGTGGTTCCGCAAGCAAAGACTGGACGAGGAGGCCGCATGATCGGGTTGCTGTTATCCCCATTGGGCCGCTATATCTTGATTGGCGGTCTTGTGATCGTGGCTTTGGGCGGGGTCTATGTTAAAATCCGCTCCGACGCCATTAACGAAGTCAAAGCGCAGGCGACATCAGATGCTCTCAAACGCACCCAAGACGCGATTGCTGCTGGCGACGCTGCCGCTGTTTCTCCTGACCGGCTGCTTCAAGACGACGGCCATCGGAGGGACTGAC